TGGTTGTTTTAGATTAAGTGCAAGAATACTTAATTTAAGAGAACAAGGTCATGCAATTATTACAAAAAATGTTACTCGTAATGGTAAAACTTTTGCCGAGTACTCACTGATGGAGTAATCATGGATAAACCTGACAAAGAATACTTCAATATTAGTGATAAGCAAATCGCTGAAATGGAGGATGGTGTTGATATAGATAAAATGAGAGCCTTTGATAAACATAACGAAGATATTGAAACAATGGAACTCACTAAATTTGCACTAAAAAATTATATCAAACGATTCGGTAAAGAAAGTAACATCTACGATAAATGTAAAGAATTGATTGTAGAACTTGATAATAATATCGAGCATACCGAAAACTATAAGGATATGTTATGACATTAGATCAAGCTATTAAAATACAATCTACTATTGATGGCAAAGTTATAGCGATTGATACTGTAGAATTTTTAGATCAAACATATTACTCTAAAACTAAAGAACAATGGATTAGATATGGCGATATGCACTTAGATCATTTTTTTAGAGTCTTTCAAAATGAATTGGAATATAAAGAAGATGTTATTAATGAATCTAATCATATTTCAAAGAGTGATATCAAATCTTTAATCAAAGAAGTTATGGAGGAAAATGATTGAACATTTTAAGAAGTTTGATGCCGAGGATGTTAAAAGTATTTTACCCTTGTCATTTAGTCAAATAACGGACTTCGCTTTCAATAGAGAGCGATGGGCATTACGCAGAATATTTGGGTATGAGTTCCCATCTTCTGCCGCAGCAGAACGAGGCAAAGCAGTTGAATCTGGTTTAAACATGATATTAAATGGATTAGATCATTCTACTGCTAAAGTAAAAATGCATGAGGAGTTTGATGCTAATGTCAAAAGATTTAACGATCCTAAAACTTTAGATGAAAGAGAAAAATTGAATGATCTTTTAGATAGAGGTATACAAGCATTTAAAGATAATGCGTTGACGTGGAATCTTACAGGATATCAAGAAAAGATTGAGATTGATATTTTGGGCATACCTTTGATTGGTTATACTGACTTCAAATTTGAAGATAAAAATACAAAAGAAGATTTTTATATTGATTTGAAAACAACAGGCAGAAAACCAACAGGAGTATCAATGTCCCATGCTATGCAACAATCTATTTATCATAAAGGCACAAATGCTACTCAGAAACTGTGGTATTTAGTTGGTAAAAAAGTTGGTGCTGATTTCTATGATTTTAGCATTGATGACTATAATACACCATTCAAAGTATGTGAGCAGATAGTATGTGCTATGGGAAACTACCTTAAATCAGTAGATACTCTTGATGATGTTAAAAATACATTAGTTCCAAACCCAGATGATTGGATTTGGCGAGAAGAGGCTCTTGTAAAGGCAAGAAAAGAAGTTTGGGGGTATTAGGTACCTTTTACCCTTAAAAGTGTCTGAGAGGCTCTATATGAGCCTTTCTGCACTATCTTTTTAGAGTATTTAGTCCTATTTTTCCTACGACCACGTTTTATAGGTCTTTTATCAATTAATTCAGATATTGTCGCAGTAGTTGTAAATCCAGAACTCATTTACCTACTGATCTCATAGCACGATTATGTGCTTGTCCAAAAGTGGCACCTTTTTTCATTGCTCTAGCCATTGAACGCATGTGTTTCAATGAATGATGTTTTGCGTGTTTGTTCATTGTTTTTTTTTGTCTCGGTTTTAAACCTTTTACAATGTTTTTAATAGATGCCACTTTTACCATGATTTATCTTCTTTTCTTTTTTTTCTTAGACATTTTTGACATTTTAGATTTTTTACCTTTCTTCATGCCACCATGTCCTTTGCCACCATAATGTCTAGGCATAGTTCCTCCTTAATGTAATATCCAATTATGTGCCGCAACAACTACTGCTACTGCAATCACTATCTGCACCCACGATTTTAATTCTGTAAATGCATGCCACCATTTAGTAATTTTCTGTTCTACAAATTTTCTAGCCATAAATTACTCCTTTCATTTGTCGGTGTTTATTTTCTTCATTTTCTCGAACGATCTGATTCCCGACATGCCAAGTAAAGCCATGACAAGAGGCATCAGAGTGCCCATATCCATCTGTGGTATTCCTGTGACTTCATACTGAAACAACCCACAAATAAATAAGATAAATTTACTTAATACATATTCCCAAAATATTGCTAATGCACAACTCATACCAATCAATGGTCGCCAAGCACGTTGTAAAAATCCACTTATACCACCAGCTTTGCTTGAAGCATCTGCCAAGTTTATAGACATTTGCTTTTCTTTGAGTTTTGCTTCTATTTCAGCAAATCTATTTTTTAATTGTAATTTTTCTTCTTCACTCGTATGTAAATCATCAATAACATTGGCTACTGCTTTAACAGTACCACCACTTAATAATTTTCCTAAAACCATGTGAACTCCTATTTAAACGTCAACAGTAATACTTTTTTGCATTTTAGCAATAATTCTATTTGCTCTGTTAGTTGTTTGATTATACCATCTTGAGTCTTTCATCTCGACCATCGCACCAGCATAATCTTTATTTTTTAAACATTCTTTAAATTTAACAAACTTTTGTAAACGAGGTAATCCAAGTTGAAACACCATGTGAGCAACACATTCTTTGGCATTATTATCAATATCCATTCCCTCTGTAAAAGTTTCCATATCTTTTAATGCAATATTAAAATCTTTCATAAATAACTCTATTCCTCGTTCCTGAGTAATAGGTTGCATTAATTCTTCTTTTTCATCATCACGAATCAAATGCCCAGCACCGATTGTCCAATATCCTAAATGATCTTGATATGGTTTAAGTATTAAACCACCCTCTTCTCTGATTATATCTTCTCTTAATGTTTCTAAATCCATTATTGTACCATCCTTAATATCCATGAAATAAATTGAGTTGCCACCATGAATCCTATTGTCCATAAAATATAATTAAGTTTTTTCACTTCTTTTTGTAAGTGGTAAATGTGATTTGTTTCTAATAGCTCAATCTTGTTATAGATATTTACTATATGTTCTTTAGTTGTTTTAGGTGTTATTTTGCTCATATTACATTTACCCTAATATCTCTACATTCAAACTTAATTACTATCTTTTTTTCTTCTATATAATCTTTATCTAATTCTTCTAACTCAGTTAAATTCTTATATCTATTATATGCTAATTTATAACCAGCTTCAACACAATCATTATGCGTTTCAAATTGTAAACCAGTTATACTACTAGTAGGACAAGTCCCGGTAACCATACTACAAACATAAACTATTAATATAAATTTCATTTCATACTAAGTGGATTTTCTAATGCTTTTTTAATTTGTTTAGTTACTTTATCTTCAAGTTCTGACATATCATTTTTAATTTCATCAATAGCTTCTTTTAAATCTTTTGCATTTTCTCTGCTATCCTCTTTGACTCTTTGTTCTACATCTTCAACAATAGTTTCAATACGTCTAACATCTGCTTTTAAATCGTTTTTAAGTTCTTTAGCAACATCTGCTACCAAAGCAACTTCATCTAGTATTATTGTTATTTCTGATTGTAACATATTAAATTCAGTTTCAAGCACTTCTAATTTTTTATCAAAACCACTTAAATCTGGGGAAACAAAAGAATTTATTTTTGCCTCCATATCAAGATACCTTTGATAAGCCTCAAACCCACCCCACAATACACCTATAAAAGAACTCAAAATAGTGATTATGAGAAAAACCCTACCTCCCTTAAATTTAATACCACCTATGTCAATCTCTGTTTGTTGTTTAGCCATTACTTTCCTTGTCCTCTATACTTTTTTGAAAAACCACGTCTTGTATCTTTATTCATTTTTGCTTTACTTGGTTTACGACCAATACTTGTTTTGTGATAAACAGGTTCGTGTGCTTCATAATTTTTAAATTTTTTTGCCATTATTCTAATATTAATTTATTTATATGCTTACTGCCTAATTTATCTACTTCTATTTCAGCCATAGATTTTATACATTGATACTCAACTGAACTACCAATATTACGGGAGGCAATTCTTTTACCTTTCAAGCAGTCACTCATAGATTCTTGTATTCTGTGTTCTTTGATTTCTCCTTGAACAATCATAAGTAAGGCTATCACAACTTCAGTTAATTTTTCCATTTTCTCTCACTTTATCTTTGAGCTTTTCAATATCTTTTAAAGCTGATTCTAGTAAAGATTTATTAAACTCTATATTTACTTTGTTAGTCATGTTTTGCTCTTGATTCTCAATTAATTTTTCAACATCAGAAAAAAGTGATTCAAGTAACATAAACTGTTCCTGATCTACTGGTTTTTGATCACTAGCTTTAAGTAAATCAGCTTGCATTAATTCTCTTGATGTTTCCAAACTTGTTAATCTTCCTGTAAGTTCTGTATATGCAAACACCCCAGCTACTACCCCAGCTATGATCATTAACATATTACGTATAGGCATGCTTACTGATGTATTTTCACTAATTTTCATACTGACTTTCTATAATTTCATTCATTAAACCATCACTACCAGCAAATAAAAAATAACTTGCTATATCATTATCAGAAATCACTGCATCTGGCAAAGTTGTATCTGTAAAGAAATCTACCCTATCATTTAACTGTTGTTGACTATCAAAAAATGTCTTACTATCTGCAAGAACTTGCATAACAACAAGTGTTTTTAATTGAGAGGAAGAATCATATTTTTGCTTATCATTAATTTTTTTCATAACTTTTTTTGCTGCTTTTTCTTTAGATGATTGTTTTTTCGATACTGTCTTGGATTGTTCGTTTTTGTCTTTCGATTCTTGTTGCTCTCCTTGCTTTTCTTCTGACTGCTTTTCAGCTAATTTGGATTCTGATTCGATATCTTCCTCGTTTGATTTATCGTTGGTTTCTGTTGTTGCTTCCTCGTTTTCTTCTTCGTTGGTTTCTGAGGCATCAGGTGAGGATTCTGTTTTTTCTGCTTGGTTTGTTTCTTGTGGTTTTTCTGTTGACGTTTGGTTATCTACTTCTGAATCTACCTCAAGTTCCAACTCCATTTCTATTTCTTGCTCAACATCTACAACATTTACTTCAAGAGTTTCTGAATCTGATACATCAAGACTAGCAACTTGTATTTCTTCTATTTCTATTTCAGCTATCTCAATCTCAATACTTTCATAAGTGATTTCTTCTGTTTCAATAGGCTCTAACTCCATACCAACATCTGATTCAACAGGAATATTAGTTTCAAAAATATCTTCAACAACATCTATTACTTCCTCTGGTGCATCTGGTTGTAAAGCAATAAACTGCTCAACACTTGTAATAGTTTCTTGAACTATTGTATTGACTACATTGTATAAGACGTTGATCGTTACATCATCAAACATAGGACCAACTGCTAAATTTATATCTCGCCCACCCACCTCGACTATAATGGTAGTTAAACTACCCCCAAAATCAAAACCACCTTGGTAGCTTTGAAATCCACTGTTAGTACCACTCGCACTTAAAATATCAGTACCACTAAATACATTTGTTTGTCCATTTTTTCCTGTAATATGCATATAGATTGAATCTTGTGCATCTTGTTTTTCTACTTTGATTGAGTAGTTGGTTCTTCCACCTTTATCAAAACTTAAATTTGAAATATCAATAATATTTACAAAGGTAGTTCCCATTCCATCTACTCCCATGTTACTTGTGTTATTCCCTGATCCTGTAATCATAGCACATTTATCAGTTCCTAATTGACCACAAGAACTGCCACTTGGCATTGTTGCAGGACCCTGTCCTCCCCAATCAATGTCCATATCGCCCTCTTTGGAACTTACGACATAATCGTTATCGCCATCTAATAAATTATCTGAATCTTCATTAGATACTGTTGTTGTAGTTGTAGTAGTAGTTGTTTCAGTAGTTATAGTATATCCATTTGATTCATATTCTATTGTTTCAATAGAACTTTCCTCAATGATTTGTTCTATAGTAGGAGTGCATAATCCGACTGTATCAGTTGTACAATCAACTGCTTGACTATAAAAGGGGAACCAACATAAAAGTAGCAATAGTGAAAAAAACTTTCCAACCATTAGAACTCCCTTCATCTTCAATTAATAATTTTTCTTTTTCTTCAATACTCTTAAAAACTAAACTTCCAGTTGGAACATCTTCTTGATTTTGTAGCCAACCATTTTTTGCATCTATACCAATGGCTGAATCGTATGGGCAATAAGTTCCAGCATTCCACATTGCATCAAAGACTCGGTAATCTGCACACAAGGTAGAGATTGCTGCAACTTTCATGCCCATTGCGTATAACGATCGAGAGAGTTTTAAACGTTCGCAATTTTCGTCACGCACAGTTACACCTGAACTTATACCGAGTATTTGAGTTTGAACTGCACCAGCTACTGCTGTTTTGCATATATCAGAATTGTTAACGACTACTGATGGTGCGTTTGCAGTTGGTGGTGTATTGTTAGTGACGACTGTTGATGAAACTGTATTTGTATCTGCCCCAAGAGCAGAGTTCATTAAACCATTAAGAAACCAAATTAGTATTGATGCTAATATTATTCCTATTATAAATGGATTTCTCATTTATCATTACGCATTATCAATCTCAGTTTGGATATCTGTTTTTGTGATTGGAGTCTCGCCTTCTTCCCATTCTATTTCACAATTAGTTAAAGTTTCATCTACTGTACTTTCGTTTTGACCTTTCACAGTAAATTTACTATCTGATTTTATTCTTAAAATTGCATCTGCAATATCTTTTATATAACTCATGCCTCAATCTCCATAAGTGTTATAGTATGTGTTGGATTAC